GTCTCATCCGGGACATCTTGGGTCCGCTCAGAAATGAGTTGGTCCTTGGTGGTTTTACGGGTGGGGCGTCAACGAGTCGCCCAAGAACCGAAGGGCATCCCGCCCTGAAGTTCTCCGGTAAGGCTGATATTACCGAGGCAGCAGTACCCTACCTGGAGCTTTTGCTCCGGGAGGCACCATTGCTGCGACAGTACGGTGCCTTAGACCCTATAAGGGTCGTTGAGGGCAGCGTATTGTTCACCGTTCCAAAGAAAACGGATATTGACAGATGTGCTTGTAAAGAGCCAGACGTCAATATGTTCCTCCAGAAGGGCGTCGGAAATCATATCCGGCGCCGCCTTCGGCGGTTCGGCATCAACCTAAACGATCAATCGCGAAACCGCGGTCTGGCGCAGTTGGGGTCCCTTGACGGGTCCTTAGCCACGCTCGACCTTTCGTCGGCTAGCGATCGTATTTCTAGGGTTTGTGTCGAGCTCCTCCTTCCTATTGAGTGGTTCTTATATCTTGACGATATTCGTAGCCACGTAGTAGAGATTGATGGGGTGAACTACCGTATGGAGATGTTTTCCTCGATGGGCAACGGCTTTACGTTCGAGCTTGAAAGTTTAATCTTTTTCGCTCTAATGCGGACAGTCGCCTATTTCGAGGGCACTCCAGGTATTGTTTCCATCTATGGTGATGATATCGTCATCCCTTCCGGGATGGCGCCTCTCGCGTCTCACGTACTTAGCGAATTTGGTTTCGCGGTAAACGAGGACAAGAGCTTCAGCAGCGGCCCCTTTCGGGAAAGCTGCGGTGGGCATTACTATAATGGGATCGATATAACTCCTTTCTATCTGAAGCGTCAGGCCGAGCGTCTCACTGATGTGATTCGCGTCGCAAATCAGCTCCGCCGTTGGGCGTTCGCTGATGCCTTTCGTCAATACACTATACCAGGGTTATACTCCGCATGGAGGAACCTGGCGAATCTCGTGCCTTCAGATCTTTGGGGTGGCCATGACTATTCAGTAGACACCCAACTCGTATCTCCCCCA